CTACATAAGAGGCAAGCTTAGGACCAAAAGAATCATAAGCTCTCATTAAGTATCGGTCGTTCTTACGGAGACCAATACCATACTGCTTCAATGATTTAAAATGAGCGGGTGTAATCATAGATAAATTGTAAGAAGCTGTACATATATATGTCCCATTACCGCCGCCACTATCACCACCACCGCCGCCACTATCACCACCACCTGACGATGCTGGAGAAGCTGGTGCTGGGGGTCCTTCTGTTCCGGGCGCTGGAGCACTCGATTGCATACCACCGTTATTACCTGATGAAGTTGATGCTGGAGCAGCTGGTGCTGGAGCAGGCGCTGGTGGTCCTTCTGTTCCGGGAGCTGGGGCTGAAGACTGCATACCACTTGGCATGCTAGCAGGTGTGTCTGCCATTGCGTTGTAACCGGGTGTGTTAGCAAAGTTGTTATTGACATCGAAGAATGAACCCAATGGATCACCCTGCATTCCAATTGAACCACCACCTCTAGATGTAGCTGCTGCGTTTGCTGCTGCTTCTGCTACAGATGTTGGGGTTGATCCCATCTCAGTGCTTGCTTTGGCTGCGGCTTGCTGAGCAGCTGTAATTGCTGCTGGGCTATAACCAGCATTACCCAAGTTGGTAGCAATGGCAGCATTGTTAGAAGCAATTGCAGCTTCTGTTTTTGGATTGACCAAAGACTTCATCGCAAGTATTGTCAGCGGAGCTGGTATACCCACCATAGTTGCGCCAACAACAGCAAGTCCCATTGAAGCCTTCCCACCAAATGGGGCAGCTTGCAAACCGCTATTGACATTTATACCTTGTGCATTTACAGCAGTGAATCCATCCGGAGCATTACCGCCCTTTGAATTTGATGTTGGAGAACTTGGTTGATTATTAAAATCACCACCGCCGCCTTCTTGAGAAACAACAGGTTGGGCAGCAACTGCAACTTCTTTCTGTGTATCTGCTTTCTCACCAATCTTACGAGCTTCAACTTCGCTAACTTCTGTGAAGCCGTCTGGGATTGCACTCATTGGTTTACCGTTGATGTATGTAATAAACATCACACGACCATCAGAGTGTTTCATATAACGGACATCCACCATTGGGTTCTTTGGAGCCTTACTCAAATCTGTATTGCTAACAAAGCCGCCTGAGTAGAAACCTTGCTCCTGATCAACCTCTCCCATGATACCATCAATGTCAGTTTCGAAAGAACCCATGTCTTCATCGCTAAAGGTTTCATCAGGGTTGGCAACTTCATCAGCATTACCAACTTGACCAATGTCTTCCATGCGCTCTAAACCTTGCTTGGCTTTATCACGAATAGCCATTAGCTTTTCTAAACCAATGTATCTAACTACATCAGCAGGGATGACAAACTCACCCTCACTAAGTTTTGCAGGGATGTCATCAGCAACTTCGTTAGCCATGCTACCTGTTGGAACTTCAACACCATTGACAACTTCACCGCTGTCATCCATCATGCCGCCGTCAGCAAACATCTTCATCTGATCATTCATAGCTACACCTCCCTGTGCAAACTTCATATCATTTGATGGAGGTTTTGGTTGTGAATCAGACACATTGATTGGCTGAACCAATCCAGCTTCAACCATATCCTTAACTTCATCTTTTGAATATTGAACACCATCATACACAGTTTTAGCAGTGGCCCATTTACCATCCTGCATTTGAAATGTTTCAGATGTTTCTGGGGATCTGTTATTAGTTTGTAGCATTTACTTCTTCTTTCAATTGTTTAAGCTTACGTAAAGAGTAGACAGCACCCTGCGCTCTATACATTTCAATAGGGTCACTGCTTTGCTCAAGCTTCTTGGAATGCATTTCAATGTAGGCATCTAACGCTTCTGTAAAAGCTGTCCACTGCCCTTTAGAGGACACCATTGGCTTTAAAGCGCTAAGCCATTTCTTGTCTATCATTGTGGGACACCTCCAGCTGGGGCACCACTAAAGCCTTGTTCACCCGGTGTAGCTACAGCGCCAACACCCATGTTGCCACCGCCTCCACCAGTCATATCAGAAACTGGAGGTGGGCCACCAGCAGGGGCAGGGGCAGCACCAGCAGGTGGGGCAGGTGGTTGCATGCTTTGTAGAGTTAGTGCCATGCGAGCAGCCTCTTCCATGTTGTTAGAAACTAGATCTGGATCTAAGTCCATGCTCTTTGCAATCTCTCGAATTATGTAAGGCATCTTAGCGAAAGGAGCAAGCATTGGGTTTTGTACAACCTGCAAGAACTGAAGCAGACGCTGAGAGCGCACTTCATTCTGCATCAGGCTTTCAGTACCCCTTGCCTTAACTTCTAAGTCACCAGCTGCATCTGGATCATAATCAAACTGCATATTGAAAGCAAAGAATGCTTCACCCATTGGGCGCAACAAGTAGTCGTCTACGTTCTTGATGACAGTTTTAATGCCACCGCTAGCAGCATTCATTAGCATTGAGATGCCAGATGCTGTACGTCCTACACCAGCAATACCTGTTTGACCGTGAGCGAATGAAGGTAAGCCTGTGGATTCATCGGCAAGCTGTCTAGCTTTATCAAACATCTGCAAGTTTTCTTGTGAGACGTTTGGAAACTTAGTACCAAAGATGGCCTGACCCGGAGCACCACCTTGTCTGCGAAACACTTTACCGGGGTAGATGGTTAGATCTTGACCCGGCACAAGGTTTGTTTCATCAACTTCGAATACAAGGTTGCCCGACAGAACTGCATTATCTACCGACAGACGCATGAAACCATTCATGAGGGTCTGAGTATCGTCCATGTTTTCGGCGATACCGACACCAAAAAAGGAGTAGGGGTTCAGTTCATATGGTACTGCATAATACGGGATTCTGACGGGCTTAAAAGGGTTTAACACTAGACGGATAATCTTACTTCCACAAATCCAAATGTTTGCTTGCAACTCACTAGTGCTCTGTAGTTCTTTGGGAATATCAATCTCATTACGCTCTAACATCTCAGCATCAACAACGCCCCAATACTCAAACACTTCAAAGCGTTCCACATCAGATACGTTGGTATAATCATTAAGATCATCTTCCCAATACTTCTTCACATAGTTTTCACCGTCATTGACCACTTGGTCAATAACATTACTTCTAAACATTGGACGCTTCTTCAATGCACGTAGCTGACTACGAGTCATCTTGTGACGCTCAATACAATATGCAGCATCATCCATGTTAGCTGCATCAGGATCTGGATAGAAGTTCCACACACTTACGTGCGATGTTTGTGGCATTGTCTTAACGATTGGAGAATAGACACCATCTTCATTCCACTTAGAGTATTCTTTGTCTACAGCGAATGGACCTTTCATAATACCTGTGCCGAACAAGGCCATCTCGAAAGAAGCTGAACGCAATTGCTTATTGGCATTGCTTTCTTCCAGCTGATCCATAATCTTCTTCTGCATCTTCTTTGCAGCCACCATTGCTGGGTGGAATGTAATAGATGTTGGAGTTGCGCCGGGGCCGTTCTTTACATCTAAGTCTTGCAATCTATCTTTCAACGGACCTAACGCATCCATCAATGAAGATGTTGTAGCTCCTGCTGGAAACTCTTTACCATCACCCTTAAATCCAAACAAAGAACCGTAGTCTCTGTCAACCTTTTTCATATTAGGGTCAGCTTCTACGTGAACACTTTCAGCCACACCTTCTGGTAAAGTTGTTGGTTCAATAGATAAAGGGAATGTGTTGTTGGCAAACAAGACATCAGTGATTTGTCCGTAGGCTGCTAGAGTTTTAGTCTTTGTAACCTTAACAAACACCCTGCTCTTCTCTGTCTCAGTAAACTTAACATCAGGGCCGTACAAACCTCTGTAGTTTCTGTAGGAACGAAGCCATCTTTCCTCATCATTTCTACGAGAGTCTTCCGATCTAGAGAATCTCTCTTCGACAAAGCTAACAAGTCCATTTACATTTAGGATATCAGAGATAGCATCCTTAGCATCGGGCAAGCCTACGGCTTTGTCGTCCATAATATTCACTTCGTCAATGTTTTTAGCCATAATTAATATCCAAATGTAGAATCAGCAACAGTTATACCACGTTTTAAAGCGTTTGGGTCAAAATCAAATAAGTTTTGTCCCCTTGGCCTAGACATTGCGCCATATCTAAGTGCGTCATAGGTGTGGTCGTTCTTTACTTTAGTGTCAATATCCTCTTGATTACTCTTATCAATAGGAAGTGTAGGAAGATCTGCAATTAGTTGTGTACATTGTGAGAAGATAACCATTCTCGGTTGCTCAGTGTACTGATCTATTTGCAATCTTCTGTGAATTTCGTTCTTTCCTGCAACCCTGCTACCAGCACTGCGGTCAGAGGGTCTCCAACGACACCCTTTCATGATCATTCGCTCAGCAATTGATGGGCCTGTGTCACCACGCTTATGCCAGCATGAGCTATCCAACACTCCGTAACGAATATTCTCACCTGCTTCCATAGACATCACCATATCTGCAAGGTCTTCTGCCAACACTTTAGTGACATACAACTCACGATAGACAATAAGTTGATTATCTGGGGCAACGGCAAACCAAATAACAGATGAGTAGCTACCATATCCATAGTCACATGCCCTAAATCTAGTCCAGTCATGTGGAATCTGGTGAGGATCCACTACATGTATAGACCTATTAAACTCTGGGAAGGCTGCACCCTCTGCAATATCCCAGTTACCATCCAACAATTGCTTGCGTTGCTGCTCTGGCAGAGACAACAACATCGTTTCATAGTCACCTGTAGCGGCTAAGTGCGGATTATCGGACAGCTTAGCAGGAATAAACCTACGTTTGAACAGTGGTTCACCAGCTCTACTATGACCTTCAGGGTAGACCATCGTCTTACCAGTGTCAGAATCAGTTGCCCAGAATGATTTACCAGCTGGGGCTGGGTCAATGAACATCTTCTTAACCCAAGCATGGCCCCTGTTGCCGGGGTTGGTGGTAGCTCTCATGTAAACTGGCAAGTCTGCTGCTGTAGATCGTAGACGTGAACGCATATAGTTCCACGCAAACGGTGTAGACCACTGTGTCAGCTCATCAAATCCAATCCATGTAAAGGACAAACCCTGATAACGAAGTACATCTTCGTCTCTGTCAAGGTAGGACATCCATAACTTACCACCAGAGGGCGCTTCCCATTGCATCTTACGCTCACTCCACTTGATGCCGGGGTAGATCTTTGGGAAAAGCTCTTGGCTCTTCCATATCAATTCTCGTAGTTCTTCAGTTGTGTGTCGCAATAACAACCCAGAGAACTGTGGGTGCGACAAGTAACGCATTGGGTCAGCAAGAATTGCATAACTCTTACCACCACCAGCTGCTCCACCATACAACACTTCCTTATCAGGGGCTGCTAGAAACTCTGTCTGCGGACCTTCATTAGGTTTAAATATAATATTTTCATGTTCAGTCATCTGCGCTTGAGAGGAACTCTGATGTTCTATCTCTGATGCTGACATATCCTTCACTATTAAAGAAGGACTCGTCACCTTCTTGACCGAGCGCCCTTTCGTAGGCTTGCGCTTTACGGAGGGTTTGGTCGAGCCTTCTGGCAAGGTTTCGATAATATGTAGATTTTCTTTTACGCGACTGTTCATTCTTTATTCGTTTACTAAGACCATCCTTAGTTATCTTTCTACCTGTTGTTTTATACAGCCAAAGGGCAACCTTCTCATGACTATACTGTTTAAGAAGCTTCTTAGCTTTTGCTAACGCTTCAAGCTCTATAGGTATTGGTTCAAGAATGTCTGGATCATCTTCACATTCTTTATAACCAAACGGAATATGTCTAGATCCCGCATGTTTAGGAATGTTAATCCAATGATTCTTTACTTCCGGTTGGGGGAGTATCCAAGCACCTAAGTTTCTTTCATTCATCCATCGATTCTACACGCTTTGGTGGCAATATCATAATACCGCTTGAACTTTCAATTTGCATCTTCTCTGTCTTAACAACACCAGCTCTGTCTAGCAAATCTTTGGCAGCGTTAAGTTTATCTTTGATACCCAGTTCTGTTGGGTCCATAATACCGTCAACAACAGCCATAGCTGCTCGTGGTGCATTGAAAGCAACATACAACTGAGTTGCTGCAATGATCTCTTCTTTGATGCTATTCATGATGTCACGAGTTGGGCTGTTGTCGCTGTAACCAGCAAGCTTCTTAGCCCTAACAGGATCACCCTTTGCCTCTGCAAATAACACCTCGATAAACTTCTGTTGTTGCTCTGTTAATTGTTTCTTTGCCA